GTGGTCACCCGCTGGGGCCCTGCCCTTTTCGGAGTACAGATTCGACAGGACTCCCATGCCGTTCACAAGTTCCGCCTCATGGGGTGCCGCGGGCGCGTGGACTCTATCGGTATCGGCGGGCAGATCACCGGGAAGGGCGGGGATCTCATCGTCTGCGATGACCTCATCAAGAATCCCGATGACCTCACGGACACGAAGCGAAAGAAGGCCTGGAACTTCTGGCAGACGACGATCGAGAGTCGTGCCACTCCGGCCACTCGCTACGTCATCATCGCCACGCGCTGGAGCGATGACGACATCTCGGGGCGCCTTATCAAGCAGATCGAGGCCGGGGAGCGGGAAGGCTGGGAAGTGCTGACGCTGCCTGCGATAGCCGACCACGATCCGCTCCTGGGGGAAGCCGACCCGCTCGGGCGCGATCCGGGCGAGGCGCTATGGCCCGAGAGGTACACGGCCGGGTACCTGAACGCGTACCGCCTCCGCTGCGACCACGAGGAGGCGAGCGCCGGGCCGAACTGGTTTGACGCGCTCTACCAGGGGAAGCCCTGCGCGCGCGATGGGGCCATGTTCAAGCGCCAATGGTTCCGCTACTACGAGGAGGACGCCGAGTTCTATACCCTCCAGAAGCCCGGCGGTCCCGAGGCCGTGAAGAAAGCGGATTGCTGGCGCTTCGTCTCCGTCGATCCCGCGGTATCGGAGAAGCAAACGGCTGACTTCTTCGCCCTTGGCGTCTGGGCAGTCACGCCATCGAGGGACTTGATTCTCCTCGAGGTGGTCCACGATCGCATTGCCGGGCCCGATCAACCGCCTTTGATCGAGCGGATCAATGAGCGCTACCAACCGAGCTTCGTCGGGATCGAGAGCGTGGCGTACCAGCTCGCGCTCATCCAGAGCGTCGTGCGTACCGGTGTGCCCGTCCGCGAGGTGAAGGCCGACCGAGACAAGGTGGCGCGTGCACAGCTCCCGGCCACGAGGTTCTCCGCGGGTACCGTCTTCTTCCCGCGGGCCGAGCCGTGGCTCGGGGACCTCGAGCGGGAGCTCTTGGTCTTCCCGAACGGCCGGCACGACGACCTGGTCGACATGGTGTCGATCGCGGCCAACGAGCTCGCGTCGAGCTGCCCAGTCGAGGTGTACGCATGACCATTACCCGCACTATCTGGAAGGGGGACCACTGTCTGGGAACGTTTGAGATCCCAGACGAGCCTTGGTTCATTGGTAACGCATACAAGGAGTGGCTGAGACGCTGTTACGACAAGGCGGGGCTCAATGGCGTGCCGTTCTGGCAGGTGAACGAGTCGCCAGAGGCCTTCATAACGTTCCTCGTAGACAAAGCGGGGGCGCGGCTGGCCGTAGACGATCGCTACAACCCCGACGAGAACCATCACTGGTGGTACCGAGAGCCTCCGACCTGGCATTCACCCCCAGAGGGCATGGTCCTGTCGAAGGATGGATGGATACGAGCGCTATGACCGTCGATGACTACGTCGAGAGAGTGATCCGGCACTTCAAGTCCGGCAAGGCAACCAAAAAGGCATGGGATGCCCTGGCGGCTGTAGTCCTTGATGCCTCGAGGTTCAGCTACGGAAGGGATCTCGGGGACATCCATCCACACGAGGGCAGCACGTCACTCGACATCGAGATCTTCGGTCCGAAGAAGTGGTGCTCGACCTGCGGGAAGCAGGAGGTTCTATCCGGATTCCAATGCGAGAGCTGCGGCGGGAGCACGGCATGAATACAATCTGCAATTTACTTTTTGATAAGTACGGTCGTCGCAACGTCGACGTAAAAACGTGCGATACGTGGCTTACGGTGGATTGCCGCGGTTGGCAGGTACGAGTGCGGATCAAGGAAATACAGCAGATAGAAAACATGACAACCGTGGCGCGGATGATCATTGACCAAATGGACCATATCATGCAGTACCCAAGACCAGGCGGGTTTGTTAGAGCATGAAACGCGCCGTCAAGATCCCCCGAGCCCGCAACGGCACACGCCCAGAGCGCAAAGCCGTCGAGCTCTCGGAGCTTTTCGACCTCCTCGATAGCTCGGATAGCCTCTTCAGCTTCCGAGCCCGGGTGACGAAAGGCTTCGAGCAGAACGCCACAGCGTACGCGGCGATCATGGGCCTCTCGCGCGCAATGTCGCAAGTCCCGTGGTGTCTGTTTCGCCAGGAAGGCGAGGAGCAGACGGAGATCGAGGAGCACCCGCTGATTGACCTCATGGCGCGTCCCAACCCCGAGCAGGGCGGCCGTCGCTTCGTCCAGATGATGGTGATCCATCTCTACGTGGCAGGTAAAACCTTCATCCATTCGGAGGCCATCCAGGACGACGGGCTCGTCGAGGCGCTGCGGCTCCTGCGCCCGGATCGCATGCGCTTGCGGACCGAGACGAACCCACGCGCTGGTTGGATCTATACCCAGATAGACGGCAGCGAGCGCAAGATCCCATTCGATCGCGTGCTGCCGCTCTTCCTCCCGGACCCAGATAACGACTGGGACGGGCTCTCCCCGCTTCGCCCTGGGGAGGCCTCCGTGGCCCAGGGGAACCATGCGCGCGAGTGGAACAAAAACCTACTTGCCTCGAACGCGCGCCCGCCCGGGATCCTCAAGGGCAAGTGGGACATGAACCAGGAGCAGAAGGATAAGGCGATCAAGAAGTTCCTCGAGAAGTACGGCGGCTTCCGTAACGCCGGGAACCCGATCATGCAGGGCGACCTCGAGTGGTCCCCCGTGGCACAAACGGCGCAAGAGCTCGAGTGGCTCGAAGGAATGCGATTGGCCGATCGCAGCGTCGCCGTGGCTCTGGGTTACCCGCCGCAGATGCTCGGGGACAAGGACGCGATGACGTTCGCGAACTACCAGGAGGCGCGGCGCTCGCTCTACGAGGACCACATCCTCCCGCTCCTCTACTGGATCCTCGACGACATTAACGCATGGCTCGTGAAGCCGTACGGCGAGGATCTCTTCTTCGCGCCGAACCTGGACGAGGTATCCGCGCTCAAGGAGCAGCAAGAGCTGCTCTGGAAGCGGATCAAGGAAGCGGACTCGCTGACCTTGAACGAGAAGCGGGAGGCGCTCGGCTATGACCAAGCGCCAAGCCCCGCGGGCGACCTGATCCTGTACGGCACGGTGCTCCTCGACGGAAAGACGGGCGAGGTGCTTAAGGGCGGCAAGGATCCGGAGCCGCAGACCGTAGCGCCTCCGCGCGCGCAGTCCATGCCGGCTGAGGCCGCCGCCAAGGAATCGACGGGCCTCGATACGAAGGATGTGCGCGTCCAATACTGGAAGTCCTTCGACGCCCGGCGGCATTACTTCGAGGACCGCGCAATCGGGATCTTCCGCGGGCTCATGAAGGAGGAGCGAAACAAGGTTCTGCGCGCAATCAAGCAGGCGGGCTATGCCGCTGGGCTGGCCGACGCTGCCGCGGCAGAGATCGGCAAGAACAAGGATTCCTGGCAGCGCGCTTACGTCGGCGTCTACCAGATGGTGGTACGCGACTTCGCTCAGCTCACGACGAGCCGGATGCGAAAGAGCTATGGCGCGGGGCTCGAAGCCAAGGCGCTCGAGGACTCTATAGACCCGTGGGATGACGTCGTCTCGAAGTACATCCTCACGCAAAGCGGGGACAAGATCACCGGCATTATTCAGACGACGCGCCAAGCGGTGCGTAGCGTCCTTGGAGAGGGAGTCGAGAAAGGCGAGGGCATCGACGCGCTGGCCAAGCGGGTTGATGCCCTCTACCTCGAAGACATTATCCCGCATCGCTCCGAGGTGATTGCGAGGACCGAGGTAATCAACGCATCGAACCTGGGAGCGGTCGAGGCCGCGAAGGCTACGGGGCTCGTGCTCCGAAAGCAATGGATCGCGACGGCGGACGAGCGGACGCGCGACGCCCACGCCGCCGCAGACGGGCAGATCGTTCCCATGGATCAGCCTTTCCTCGTTGGAGGCGCGCAGCTCCAGTGGCCGGGAGATACGAGCCTCGGGGCTCCGGCTTCGCAGACAATTCAGTGCTTCCCTGGCAACACGGAAGTCCAAGCGTCAGGGATCGAGAGAGCCTTCAGGCGCTACTACAACGGCGATCTATTCGAGATCCGCACAGCCTTCGGGCACAGGCTTTCCGGTACCCCAAATCATCCTGTACTCACGACTCGCGGCTGGGTTCCTCTTGGTCTCCTGGTACCAGGCGACCGCGTAATGAGCCGCGGCTTTGGTAAGAGGCTCCTTGCTGGTCGCCCAAATCCAGAGCACATGCCATCCCTGATCGAGGAGGTCTATGGTGCGCTCGCGTCTGTGGCTGTTCCTCAGAGGGTTCGCATTGGAGCAGTGGACTTCCACGGCGATGGGCTGGATGGCCACGTCGATATTGCGGGTGCCAGCTTGCAGCTGCCATTGCGGGGTACAACCGAGGCTGCGAAGCCAGCGGATCATAGGCTCCTCTCCGCGTCCGGCCATGGAGAGACGGCGCTCTTTCGACGCGGCGATAGCCAGGGCCACCTTCATGGCATGAGCCGGAGTCTTCTTGCAGCCTCGGACAGCCGCATGAGCGGCTTCCGCCCAACGTCGCCGCTGCTCGGGAGTAGCGTTGCGCATGCGTTGGACCATGGCCGCCGATCTTCCGCGAGGTACGACACCATTAGAGATCAAGTGGTTCCTGATGGGCCTGCGGGACACGCGGAGCATTTTGGCGATGAGTTGCTCAGAAGCTCCGCCCAGGTAAAGCCGGACTACGTTCTTGAGAAGCGCAGGGTTCGTTTTTCTGGACACGTGTTCAACCTCCAAACTGGTAGTGGATTATACACCGCCAATGGGGTTTTGGTACATAATTGTCGCTGCGCAGTGGGCTTTTTAGAAGAATGAGTGAAGAGAAAACGGAGTGTAGGTGTCTCAACTGCGGGCGGCTCCTCCTCTATCTTATGGAGGGGCCGCTCCTTGAGATTAAGTGCCGTAACAGCGACTGCCAGAGGATCGTGACTCTCTCGCCGAATGAAACCGATTGCCACTATTGCAAGCGCCCGCTCTACCAATCGAGCGAGGACTGGATCGGCAGGCGTTGCGTTACGCTCCCATGCCGGGGCTCGGTGAAGGAGCGCGGCAGGGCGAGCAAGTGCAGAACCCTGTGGAAAATCTCGTTTGCCGGGCGCCATGGCCTTGCCGAAGGGCGTGCCGACGGGTTTACTATGAAGGAAGCAGCATGGGTCAGAGCTTGTTCAAAGCCAGAACCCGGGAACTCACCGGACCTGGCCCATGGAGATCTCAGACGGTCCTGACACCAAGGACTTCGGGACTTACCCGAGCGACGATCGGCCCGACCTTGCGCTGAAGGAGCTGAGCGACTCCGGCACCTTCGCCGGATATGCCTCCGTCTTCGGCAAGAAGGATCTCGAAAACGAGATCGTGGAGGCTGGCGCGTTCAAGCGCACGCTCGACCACAACAAGGGCCGTTTCCCCCTTCTTTGGCAGCACAAGAAGGACGAGGTCATCGGCGAGGTGGAGGCCTCGGAAGACCTGAAGGGGCTCCACGTCAAGGGGCGCTTATCCATGGGCGTCACGCGCGCCAAGGACGCCTACGCGCTCATGAAGGACGGCGTGATACGGGGCATGTCGATCGGCTTCCGCACGATTCAGGACTCGTGGGAGAAGTCAACGGGCGCGCGGCACCTTAAGGAGCTCCGGCTCCACGAGGTTTCGCTCGTCACGTTCGCGGCAAACCCTCACGCCACGGTCACGAGCATCAAGGCGGTCTCGAGCTACCGCAATCTCCCGCTCGCGGCTGAGACCGATCGTCCTTGGGACTCGATGGAAGCGGCGAGCCGCGTCCTCGCATGGGCGGAATCCGCTTCGAGCGAGGAGGAGCGGAAGAGCCGTATGGAATCGGCCTACCTCTACCGGCCGCGGGGCCAGGGCCCGAAGCTCTTGATAGCCGATGTCTTCGGCGACGAGCTACGGGTGGACCCCCGTGCTGTGGATGAGGTTACGGCCCAGGTGTTCACGAAGTCGGGCGCCTTCGCGCAGAAGGATCTCCCGGCAATCTGTCAGCATCTCGAAAAATATCACCTGCGTATGGAGAAGCCCGCTCCTTGGCAAGCGCCAGAAAGCCTCGAGGCTTTGCTTGCAATGGCCGCGCGGCTCTACCCGTACGCAGATAAGGAATCACAGAAGGCCCTTTTGACAGCCTTGGGAACCCAGGAGAACTCGCGCCCCGAGCGGCCCTTCGACTGGCTATTTCCAGAGTCAAAACCCGCTGCCGCTGTGGAGGAAATACTCGATGCAATGCGCATTGAATAACCCCCAGAAAGGCAAGCGATGGAAACCGACCTCAAGGAGATCTCGGAACAGCTCAAAACGGGTTTCGAGCAATTCAAGCAGGTTCATCAGGACCAGCTAAAGGAAATCAAAGAGAAGGGAGTGTCCTCGGCCCAGCTCGAGGAGAAGCTCCAGAAGATTTCCGCCGATCTCGAGAAGAAGGAGAAGCTGCAGAAGCAGAAGCTCGCGGCGCTCGAGTCGAAGATCTCCGAAATGCCTACCTCGGTCGAGGGCGGGCCCTCGGAGCGCGAGATCAAGCACAAGAGCGCGTTCATGAAGTACGCGATCAAGGGTGAGCAATACCTCAATAGCGAGGATCTCGACACGCTCAAGGCCGGTGCGACGGAGCAGAAGGCCCTGATCGCGAGCCAGGACACGACTGGCGGCTATCTGATCCCGGAGGACCTCGAGCGGGCGATCATCAAGGCCATCGTCGAGGCGAACCCGGTTCGGCAACTTGCGCGTGTGCGGCCGACGACAACTGACAAATCCCGCCACCCGAAGCGCGCAGGCACGTTCGCTGCGCTCTGGATTCAGGAGCAGGGCACGCGCGCGGAGACGACGGGATTGGTGTACGGCATCGAGGAGATCCCGAACCACGAGCTGTATGCGCTGGTGGATATCTCGCAGCGCGACCTCGAGGACTCGGCATTCAACCTGGAGCAGGAGCTGCAAGAAGAGTTCTCTGAGCAGTTCGCCGTTGCCGAGGGCCTGGCCTTCCTGAAGGGGAACGGCATACAGAAGCCCGAGGGGATCATGACGGCTCCGGCGTCGGCTTCTCCGACATCCATCAACCAGGTCATAATCCACACGGCTACGGGCACCACGTCGACCCTGACGGCGAATGACCTGATCGACGCCTACTACAAGATCAAGGACGGGTACGCGCGTGCTGCCTCGTGGCTCATCCGCCGCGGGACGATCGGCGTCATCCGGAAGTTCGTGGCGACGAGCGGTGACTACCTCTGGCAGCCTGGGCTTGCGGCCGACAAGCCGCCGACGCTTCTCGGTGCACCGTACTACGAGAGCCCGGATCTCGAGCTGCAGGGCACGCAGGGGAACACGCTCGCGCTCTGCGGGGACTTCCGCCGCGGGTACGTGGTCTCGGATCGGATCGGGACGTCAGTCTTGCGTGACCCGTTCACGCAGGGCACGCGCGGCATGGTTCGGTTCATCGCCAGGCGTCGCGTCGGTGGGCAAGTCGTCCTCGGCGAGGCGCTCGTCAAGGTCGTCGCTGGCGCGTAACCAAGAAAGGACACAACACAAATGCTCGATTTGAAAAACAACCTGGCCATCAAGGTCAGCGTGGCGCCTCTCATCCGAAACGCCAACGCCACGGTGAACGGTTCCGGCGTCGATCTGACCGGCTACGAGGGTGCGCTCATGGAGTTCACCCAGGGGCTCTCGACGGACGGATCCGTTGCCTGCTCCATGGAGGACTCCCCCGACAACTCCGCGTGGACGGCGGTAGCTGCCGCGGACTGCATCAACGGTGTGGCCCTCGCCACGCTCGCGACGACCGAGGACTCCACCGTGGAGACGCTCGGCTACATCGGGAAGCAGAAGTGGATCCGGGCCGTGACGATCCAGTCTGGGGCGACGACGGGTGCCACGTTCGGCGCCAACGTCATCCTCGGACACGCTCGTCATGCTCCGGTGACTCAGCTCGCGTAACTGCCTCCCCTGTGGACTGGGGCGGGCCTTGCCTGGTGGTTGGGCCCGCCCTGGACCTTTTCAACCATGACTGCAGGAATCTACACAGCCCGGATCCTCACGCAGCCCGCCGTGGAGCCTCTGACGCTCGCGGAGCTGAAGGAGCATTGCCGGGTGGCGGAGGACTTCCTCGGCCTGACGGAAGCACTCCGTGGGGCTCGCGGCCTGGTGGAGCATTTCCTGGGCCGGGCGCTCATCTCCCAGCAATGGGAGGTGGCGTTCGATACCCCGCTCTGCACGGTCTTCGAGCTTCCCATGCCGCCTATCATCTCGGTCGACACCGCGCTCTCCTTCGCTGAGGACGAGACGTCTTCCGCGTTCAGCTCCTCGAGCTACGTGGTCGACGGCCCGGGGGGGCGTGTCTGGCTCAAGCAGGGCGTGGACTTCCCGACGAGTTTGCGTCCGTACCGCGCCATGGTCTGGACGTACACGGCCGGGTACGGGGCGATTGCCTCCGCGGTACCGAGGCCGATCCTCCACGCAATCAAGCTCCTCGCGGCGCACCTCTACGAGAATCGCGAGGCGACTTCTCGGAGCGTGGCCGGTGAATCTGGGCTCAAGGAAATCCCCTTTGGGGTCAGGGACCTTCTCTTTCCCTACAAGGTGGTGTCGGTCTGATGGAAGCCGGACGCCTACGCCACAAGGTGGATGTGGAGAAGCTGAGCGACGTCCCTGACGGCCAGGGGGGCCAGACGCGAACGTGGACAAAGGCGCTGACGACCTGGGCGGACATCCGGCCCATCGACTCTCACGAGGGCTTCTACGCAGGGCAGAACTACCCAGGAGTTACGCACGCCGTGCGTATGCGGTACTCGACAGAGATCAAGCTTCCATGCCGCATCAAGTTCGGCTCGCGGTACCTGAGCATCATCGGTGTCCGTGACCGGCAGGAACGCGGGGAGGAGCTCATGCTCATGTGCTCGGAGAGGCAAAGCTGATGGCCGTCCGTCTGCGCAACCCAGGGATCGCGGTTACATTCGAGCTGAACGGGCAAAGGCAGGTGATTGCCCAGTTGAAGAGGCTTACGCGCCAGGTATTCGACGATATTGGCCGGGCCATCAACTCGAGCGCTCTGGCGATCGACCGCGCCGCGAAGCTCCGCGTGCCGGTGGATACAGGCCGCTTGCGCTCGAGTATCCGCTTGGTCTTCAACAAGGGAACATTCCCGCTCGTCGCGGCCAGCGTTGGTACGGATGTCAAGTACGCGAAGTTTGTGGAGTTCGGCACGGCGAAGATGGGGAAGAAGACGAACCGTCAGCCGCTCCCGCCGGGCTACAGCTACGGAACTTCGCACCAAGTACCGCCTACGGCTGCGCTCGCCGGGTGGGCTCGTCGCCACAAGCTCGACCCTTGGGCTGTCGCCGTGGCGATCGCGAAGCGGGGTGGCAACCCGGCGCGCCCATTCCTCTTCCCAGCGTTCGAGGGAGAGCGCCCCCGCCTCTATAACCGCGTGGTGAAGGCGGTTCAGGGCGCGGCGCGGAAGGTTGCGATATGAGGTTCCCGCTCAACGCCCTCCAGCTCGCCGTCTACGAGCGCTTGAGCGCAGACATGGCCCCGCTGGGGGTCTACGACGACGGAGCCGTCCCGGAGGGAACTGCGTTCCCGTACGTCACGATCGGCGTCCCGAGCTTCGCCCCTTCGCCCCTCAAGGGCCACCACCTCACCGCGGCGACGCTCACATTCCACGCCTTCTCCGTGGGTATCGGGAAGAAGGAGGTAAACGAGATGATGAATCGTATCGTCGCCTCGCTTTCCCGTGCTCCGCTCGCGCTGACGGACAACTTCGAGGAGACGACGATGGGATTCTGGGAGTTCGCAGACAACTCCCCCGAGGAGCACGAGGTGGAGGGAATCGTCCAGCATGGAGTCGTGCGGTACCGATGGGAAATACTCGATACGGTCATTTCATAAGGAGATAGCTCAATGGCGGCTCTGACACCTCAGAGAGTAACTCAGGCGGGGATGGCTCCGACGTACGCCGCGGCGGCTGCCGGAGGCGACACGTTCCTGAACGACGGGCGGACGATGCTCCATATCAAGAACACGGGCGCCCAGATCACGGCCACAGTCACACAGCTCGTCAAGTGCTCTGACGGATTCCTCCACTCGGTGGCGAAGGTCGTTCCGGCCACTACTGGGGATGTGATGTTCGGCACGTTCATCCCGCAGGAGTTCAACGATGTCAACGGCTCTTGTGCCATCACGTACACGGCCGTGACGGGGGTAACCGTCGCCGTAATCCAGATGTCGGAAACCGGCCGCTCGTAAACGAAACGAAAGGACACAGCAATGAAGTTCTCGGAATTTGACGCGAAGGCGCAGCCGCTCATTGCGGCCCCCACGGTAGCTTCGGTGCTCGCCGAAGTCGACCGCCGCATCCAGTCCCTCAAGCTCAAGGAGCCCGTGAAGGTGCATGGGACGGTCACGGACCCATCGGCGGCGGCTGCGCTCGATAGCCAGATCGTGGCCGTCGAGCAGGCGATCAAGGATGCCGAGGCGGCGGCGCTGGCTGCGGGCGACACGCCGGAGTCGCTCGCGAGCGATGGGACGCTCAACCGCCGCAAGGAGAACCTGAAGAAGCTCAAGGCCGATCGCGAGGCCCTCAAGGGCCCGGAGATCGAGTGGGCGGTGTGCTGCGATGAGGATGAGAAGCCCGCGGGCGCAGATACCACTTCGTACAAGAAGCCGGCGACCGGTGTCGGCGACGACCCGAAAGTCCAGGAGGCCGCGCTCGCAAACGCCGGCCGGATCCTCGATGCCGCGATCCGGCAGAAGGAACGCGAGGTCGCCGCAGAGGCGAAGAAGATCGGGAACGCCGTAGCGGCGCTCCGCGGCTAAGTAACACAACAGAAGATCCTGGGTCAGAGCTTGGTTAGAGCCAGAACCCGTCGCGCGGAGTTACTCGCATGGCGGTATACGCCGGAAGGCAAGTCAAGCTCAAGATCGACACGGCAGGCGTGGGGGGCGCAAGTGCGACCTGGATTACGATCGGGCAACAGCGCGGCGGCTCGTTCGGGAGAACGAGCGATACCGTTGATGCCAAGCACAAAGATGACAACGGCTGGCCGTCATTTGTCATCACGGGCACCCCGTGGAGCATGTCCTGCGACGGGGCGATGAACCCCGCGGACAGCGCCTGGAGCTATCTGCTCGGACGCTGGGAAGCGAAGTCCCAGCCCTTCGCGCAGATCGACGCCTCTGCGATCGGAGGCGAGAAGAAGGAAGGGAAGGTGACGATCACCGACATGTCCTACGACTTCCCGGATTCGGATCTCGTGAGCTACACGCTCGAGCTCCAAGGCTCCGGGCCGCTCGTTACGAGCCTGGTGTAACCCATGGGAAAGGCCACGGGTGATATTCCCATCATGCTCGATCGGGAGCGCATGCTCCGCTACGACATGAATGCGTACTCGGAGTTCGAGACCGCGGCGGGAGAAACGCTCTTCAAGTTCTTCGGGAAGTACCAGGGAGTACCAGGCCATTTATTGATCCAGACGATCGGCGTGAAGAACGTCAGGCTTCTCCTCTGGGCAGGGTTAATCCATGAGGATCCGGGGCTTTCGATCGCGAAGGTTGGGGATCTCATGGACCTCGCACCAGGTGATGGCTTTGGGGAGAAGTTCAACTACATCGTGGAGAAGTTCGGCGAGGCTTACCTTGCCTCCTGCGGTTCGGAGGCAAAAAAAAAGGCTCAGCAGCTCAGGGAGGAGATGGAGAAAGAGGCGGCGATTGCTGGGACTGGGACGCCATTCAGCGGTACGCCTTCGCCTACCTTGGACTGAAACCGGCCGAGTTCTGGCGCTCTCTCCCCAAAGAGCTCGACGTGATGCTCGACGGGTTCAAGGAGCGCATGAAGCTCGAGCTCGCAATCAAGGCCCGCATCGCCTGTGGACTCATCAAAGGGTACCGCGAGGCGAAGCCCAACCTGAAAAGGCTCTACAAGGAAATGACCCAGACCGAATCGGATCGCACTGATCTCGAGGAGCTCCGCGAGATGATCGAGGAGTCGCATGCGCGCGTGGATCCAGAGGTGAGGAAAAAGCAGCTCGAGGAGAAGGCCCGCCTGGAGAAGCTCAAGAAGGAACAGGACCTGAACTAAATGGCGCTCAAGCTCGCCGAGCTATTCGTCCGCATAGCGGCGGACCTCGGGAAGAGCTTCGATCAGGTCACCGGCAAGGTAGACGCCAAGCTGCAGAAGCTCGGGAGCAAGCTCACCCAGATGGGGGGCGCGCTCTCGATAGGCGTCTCCGCCCCGATAGCGGCGATTGGGGCCGGCGCGCTCAAGGCGGCGATCGACTTCGAGACGGCATTTGTGTCCGTCCGGAAGAACGTCGACGGTACCGAGAAGGAGATCTCGGATCTTCTCGGCGGGATCAAGCAGCTTACGCGCGAGATACCGGCGACGACGGCGGAGATCACGGCTGTGGCCTCCGCAGCAGGGCAGCTTGGCATTCAAACCGAGAACATCCTCAAGTTTACCGAGGTTGCGATTGCGCTCGGTAAGACGACGAACCTCTCCGCCGAGGAAGCGGCGACGGCGCTTGCGAAGCTCGCGAATATCACGCGGTTGCCGGAGACGGAACTCGATCGGCTGGCCTCGACGCTGCTCAAGCTTGGGAAAACGACGAAGGCGAACGAGGCGCAGATAACAGACTTCGCGCTAAGGATCGCAGGCGCGGGGACCGTCGTAGGCCTGACGCAAGCGGAGATCCTCGGGTTCTCTGCCGCGCTTGCCTCTGCCGGTATCGAGGCCGAAGCCGGCGGCACCGCCATCTCCACGCTCATTGTCGAGATCGCGAGTGCCTCGGAGGCTGGAGGGAGGAAGCTCGAGGACTTTGCCGCCGTTGCCGGCATGACGGGGGAGCAGTTCCGTAAGGCGTTCGCTACAAACGCGGCCGATGCCGTGGCCTCCTTCCTCGAAGGGCTGAAGGGCATCACGGACGAAGGCGGGCAGACGTTCCGGACACTCCAGGAGCTGGGACTCGATGCGGCTCGGCTCCGCATGGTGGTGCTCAACCTCGGGAACGCTCAGGACTCGCTGCGCGGGACGCTCGAGAAGGGCCGGCGGGAATGGGAGATCAATAAGACGCTCACGGAGACCGTCGGCCTTGCCTATGGCACTACGGGCTCGAAGCTCAAGCTGCTCGGGAACGAGCTCTCCCTGGTTGCCGTTGATCTTGGGAACGCGCTCATCCCGGCCTTCAAGGATCTGCTCGCGATCGGCGTCACGTTCTCGAAGTTCCTCGTGGGTCTCATCGCTGGCTTCACGAGCCTCCCGGGCTTCATAAAGACGACGGCCATCGCGACGGCAGCGTTCGCTGCGGCGGCTGGCCCGCTCCTTATCGTGCTCGGCCAGCTCGTGAAGACCGTGGCGGCTCTGCGCGTGGCCGTCCTCTTCCTTGCTGCTAACCCACTCGTGGCCCTCACCGTGGCCGTCGCTGCGGCAGTGATTGGCCTCGGCTCGTTCACCTTCGCCTCGAGCGAGGCGTCCGGCAAGGCTCGCGAGCTCGGCAACGAGGTTGGCCGCACAGCCAAGCGGATGGACGACTTGGCCGGCAAGCAGAAGAAACTTGCGACCGGCGAGGAAATCTGGAAGCGCGTCACCGATGCCGCTGAGGAGAACGCGAAGGTTCTGCGCGTCACCGGGGACCGCGCGAGCTTCCTCGCGAAGGAGGTTCAGCTCTACACGACCGCGATCGAGGAAGCCGCAAAGGTTCTCCCGGAGAACTCGAAGGAGCTGCGTGGCCTGGCCATGGCGCTCGCCCTGGTGCGTCAAGAGCAGGAGCAGCTCGCGGAGGCGCCGCAACCGCAGGCGATGAAGAGAGGCGGGTTCAGGCTCCCGGATGAAATCATCGGGCGTGGGGCCTTCGCCCAAGCCATCGGCGACGAGATCGGGGTAGCGCAGGCTCAGCTCGAGGCGAAGTCGGCGGAGCTCTCGGAGGCGATCAAGCGCGGCATCGGCCAGGGGTTCACCGATGCGAAGGACTTCGCTACGCCGGCCATCCAGAGCCTCGGTGCTGAGGTTCAGAAGCTCGAAGACCAGATCAAAGAGCTCGAGGTCACCGGCGGCGGATTCGCGAAGAGCTTCACCAAGACGTGGAATGAGCTTGCGCTCAACCTTCAGGTAACGGGGACCGAGATCGCCCAGGTTATCGGCGACACCTTCAAATCCCTTACGGAAGGGATCGGGCAGGCGGTGGCCCAAGCGATCGTGTTCCAGCAAGATCTTGGCAGCGCCGTCATCAACGTCCTAAAAAGCGTGCTGGCGCAGGTAATAGCCAGCCTTGTCGCGCTCGGGATCCAGGAGGTTATCTACCTCATTACCAGCGTGGGCGCTGCGGCCGGGAAGACCTCCGCCCAGGTGGCCGGCTACGCTGCATCTGGAGCCGCGGCGGCCGGTGCCACCGTGGCCTTCGCAGCGGCTGCGCTCGCGAGCGAGGGCGGCATCCCAGGCGCCATCGCTGCGCTGGCGCTCCTGGGGACGATCCCGGCCGTCGCAGGGCTCGCCGGCGCCGGCATTGTGGGTGCAGCCGCGGCTGCGGGCACCGCGGGCCTCGCGGTAGGGGCGATCCCCCTCGCCGCGAAGGGAGGCCTGGTGACCGCGCCAACACTTGCCGTGGTTGGTGAGGCTGGGCCAGAGGTGATTCTTCCTCTCGATCGCCTTGGCTCGTTCACGAACATGGATCAGCGTGGGAGCGGAACGGTGATCTTCGAGGTGGATGGTCGCGTCATCGCGAAGGCCACGATGCCGCACGGGCCTACGATCATTCGCAGAAAGATCGGGCGCGCGCGCGCAGGAGGATAGATGGCGAGCCTCGACAAGACGAAGAACTTCGCGATTGCCGTGGTGGCCCAGGGCTACGACGCCGCCGCGGTGACGATCAACTTGAGCTCTGGGCATGGGAATCTGTTCCCCACGCCTCCGTTTAATGCTGTCTGGTGGAACGCTACAACCTACGCGAATCCTGCGCTCGACCCCAACCGCGAGATCGTGCGCGTCACCTCGAAGAACGTCGACCAGCTCACGATCACACGCGGGCAGGAGACATCCGACGGAGGCCTGACGGCGAGCGCCAAGAACTCGGCCGGCGCCGTCTACCGGCTGGCGCAGATCCTCACTTCGAAGATGATCACAGATATAGAGGCGAAGTCGGTCGATATCGGCCTGATCCGTTTCGTCTCAGAGTTCGGGGCGAAGGGCGACGGGACCACCGATGACACCGCGGCGATTCAGAGCGCCATTGACGCTGGCAACGAGATCTTCATACCCCCGGGGACGTACCTCGTGGATGGCGGCCTTGCGCCGAAGACGGACCTTACGATCCGCGGGAGCGGCCCGGGCGCCACGGTCATCAAGCTCAAGAACAGCGCGGGCCAGGCGGCGATCTTCAAGGGAACAGGGGCCCTCGAGAGCATCACCATCCGGGATCTCACCCTTAACGGGAACGAGTCGAACAACTCTGGGAACGGGGACGGAATCAGCATCGACCAGGTCGACGGGCTCCTCATCGACAACGTCGAGATCGTTGATTGCCGGCTGAATGGCATTGCGCTGGGGGATTCTGCCTCCGGCGGAGAGATCGCGAACGCGCTCATCCGCGGCTGCAGGATCGGTGATTGCCACGGCGACCTGATACGTATCTACAACAAGGACAATACGAACCGCGGCAACAAGATCCTTGGTTGCTCGCTCTTCGAGCCTGGGTTCAGTGAGGCGACCGGCGTCCTCTATGGCATCAACGTGTACGGGCCGATCCTCATCGCTGATGTCTCGATTCGCACCGTTCACGATCAGACGGTTGGCATCATCCTCCAGGACGACGACGTAACCAACGGCCTTGGGGCAAATGGTGCCCAGGTCTCGAACTGCCTCATCAAGGGCACGGCCGACGCCAGCGACATCTCGAAGGGCGTGGTGGTCGACGCACTGCGTGTCCACCTGACCAACATCGAGGTCGAGGGCTGCGACTATGGATTCCAGGTCACGGGCGACGAGTGCGTGTTGAAAAGCTGCACAGGCATCACAGCGGACAGTGGCTTCTACGTCTCAGGTGACCGCACGAAGATCATGGGCTGCTACACTTCGGGAGCCACCACGGGCATCCGGATCGATAGCGGCGCGGCGGACACGACCATCGCGAACTGCCACATCGCCGCTGGCACTACGAAGGTAGACAACCAGTCTACCACAACTCATGCGCGTAAGAATACCGGTTGGATAACCGAGGCGATTGTAGAGACGGCCAATATCGATAACACCTCCGGCTCGAACACCTGGCAGGGCAGCGCGACGGTTGCACACGGCCTGGACGTGACGCCGACGAAGCAGCAGTGTAACGTCTCGATCTACTTCGTGGAGGGCGAGCCCACGACTCCCATGTCCTTTCGTGGGCCATTCGTCACGGTGGTAGACGCTACGAACGTCGGGCTAAGGCTCTACGCGATCGCGGGCGGGACCGGGAGCTTTAACCTCCGTATCGTGGCCCACATCAACGCGCTGCCATGATCGGAATCGGGACCTATGGGGCGCACCCGTACGCAGGCCTACTCGGACTCGATACAACCATCGCTCCGCCGGAGGAGCCGCCTCCAGATACCGGCCTTGGGATCCACCTCGTCATAGCCGGGATCGACCGCACGGGGATCCTCGAGCAAGGCTCGCTCGCCATCGAGAGCGAGCTGAACGCGCGCGACACGGCGAGCCTCTCCCTGCGTGACAGGGGCAATACGGTCTTCCTCGACTGGGGGATGCCGATCGAGATCCGCATCGATAGCGTCCTCGTCTTCGCAGGGATCATCGACGAAATCGAGGAGACGATCCCGGACGAAACGAGCCTCAAGTTCATCTCCCTCGAGTGCGTCGACTACAACGCCCTCGCCGACCGCCACAACCTGAACGTGCAGCTTCCCGCTGGGGCGGGCCTCTTCGTCAACGTGAACCTGATCGTAACCGACTACTCGGGGGACATCGGGGAGACGCTATTCAACGCCGGGGTGACCATACAGGGGACGGTGCCGCTGACGCCGGTGCTCGGGACGCTCATATTCCCGAACGTGCCGGTATCGAAAGCCTTCGACGAGATAGCAGAGCTGACAGGGTACGAGTGGAATATCGATTACCTGAAGGTGCTCCACTTCTTCGACCGCGCGAGCAACTTCGCTCCGTTCGCGCTCGACGAGAAGACGTTCCGCAGCTTCACCAACGTCAAGATCCGCCGCGGGAATGAGCAGTACCGAAACGTTCAGTACCTGCGCGCCGGCTACGACATTACGAGCACGCTGAGGATCGACCGGGCCAAGGGCGACGGCGAGACCAGGTCGTTTGATACTGTCCTCGAGATCGCCGAGAAGCCGTTCATTTCGATCGACGGCGTGCCGGTTGCTGACGCCAACATCGGGATCCGCGAGAAGGACAAGGACAAGCTCTGGTTCTACCAGATCGGCGAGAAGGGCGTTAACCAGGACTCGAGCGGCACCCCGCTCACTACGGCGCAGACGATCGAGATCAGCTACAAGGGCCGATTCCCGATCCTCCAGCAAGGGCGCGACGAGAAGCAGATCGCCGCGAGAAAGGGCGTCGAGGGCGGCGTCGGCGTGTACGTCAACGTCGAGGACGACACCAACCTCAACTCAGCTGACCTCGCCGAAGAGAAGGTAGCGGCTCTGCTCAGGCGCTTTGCAAAGGTCTACGACGTCATCAGTTACGAGACCGACGAGCCTGGAGTGTTCGCCGGGATGCTCCAGAAGGTTGATCTACCAGAGCACCGGATAGTAGGTGACTTCCTCATCACTGGCGTGAACCTCGGGTACGTGGGCGAGACCTTAGAGGAGGGCCAGCAGTACAGATACACGGTGAACATGTCGTCGGGGGAGTTCATCGGCGGCTGGGTCGATTTCTACAAGCGGGAGGCCGACAAGGGGCGCGCCCTGTCGATCCGGGAGAACGAGCAGTTGATCCTCCTCCGTCAGTTCTTCGACGGGCTCGCCATGACGGACACGCTCACGCTCGATCAGCCGCTCGGGAGCTCCGCGACTGATTTCGGCTACATACGGGCGGGCGGCCCTTGGGTCGGCGGCTTCCGAAACATTACCCTGACCGGCGGGCTCATCGCCTATGGCCCATTCGTTGGAACGCCGCCGAGCGTGGGGGTGAGCTGATGCAGGATCAGGTCGAGTTCACCATCACACCGAACCTGACAATCGAGGTCCACAGCGCAGAGGACCTGGAGCTGCTCGACGTCCAGCATGTTCACAACAAGATCGTGCGCGGCGGGCGAAAGGTTCTGCGGGACTTGTGGCTCAACATAGGCCCTTCTCCGCAATTTATCGGAGTCGGCACTGGCTCAACACCTGCCGCGGACGTCGATGCCGGGCTGGTGGCGGAGGTCTACAGGAACTTCATCACGCGCAAGTTCCGATCGGACTTCGAGGACAAAGCAACCTTCAAGCTGCTCTTGACGAGCGCGGACGCCAACGGCTTCACGCTCCAGGAGGTGGGGCTCTTCGCGGATGCGGTGTTCTCGGGAACAAGCCCCATCGCGAGCGGAACGCTCTGCGCGAGGGCTATCTATACCCCGATCATCAAGACGAACGCAATCACCGTTACGTACACCTGGGAATTCGTCGTGACGAGCCCATAAGGAAAGCGCAATGGCTGTAACCAACGTCACTAATCACCTCGTGTTCCCGACGGAGCGCGATTTGAACGGCGGGATAGCCGGCCAGGGCCGCCTCGGGAGCGAGGTCAACATCTCGCAGGCGCAACGATCCGCGCAGCGCCAGCAAAACATCGTCATCGGTGGATTCGCACCCGTGCCGACTGGCGCAGGCTTCACGAAGACGATCCCGGCGGGTGTGGCCGTGATCGACGGATATTACATCCGAGGCGACCTCTCGAACTCGATCGCCTTCTCTCCAAGCACCACCAACTATCTTTTCCTCCGCCTGATCTATCTGCTCGACCCCGTGGACTCGCTCCTCAAGGTCAGCGCCATCCAGCTCGAGACGAACACAACTGGCGTGCGGCCAGCGAACGCCGTTCGGCTTGCCCGCGTCGTCACCGATGGGAGCGGAGTAACGTCGCAGGCGGACGAGCGCCCGCAGGGGAAACGATGCTGGGGGGTCATCGGATCCGGGGCCAACATCGTGAACCGTGGTAGCGACGACTGGACGGTCACGAGCTCCGGGTCATATCGTGAGATCACCTTCAACCCAGCCTTCCTTCGCGGGGAGATGGGGGTGCAAGTTACGCCCTTCGTTATCTCAACAACGAACCAGGAACCGCGCGCCGGCTCCCACTACACCATCGTCTCGAGCTCTGTTATCCGCGTGGTGATCTTTGCCGTTGATTCCTTCACCCCGACCATCCCCGGCGTTACAACCTCTCCATTCGCCTTCGAGGCTGAGCTCTGATGGGTAACCTCACCTACACCGTCACGACAGGCCGACCGAGGGTGATGGGCATCCGCTCCGCGGACCTCTCGGGCTTCGTCACGCGGAGCACCAGCGGTAGCTCCTGGGACGGGACAGGGTTCTACGATTGCTGGAGCAAGGTCGTTGCTGCGGCGGACGGGTACCTCGGGCAGACGGACACAGACTTGACCACGAGCTCGAGCGGCGGGCCGGAGTCGAGCGTCGATGACAGGTTCCTCACGCTGGGCATGGTCGGCTGGGTGCTCGGTGATTCGAGCTATCACAACAAGCTGAAGAGCGCCGCGCTATCGCTCGCAAACAACTCGCAGCGGTGGTCTTCGTGGCCGGTAAAGCGCGATCAGGTCTTCGCCATGGCGTGGGCCTATGATTTCCTTCGCACCGGGGTCATCACCTTCAGCGAGGCCGACCGGAAGACCATCGGCGACGAGCTGATCTCGCAGGCCGACTACAACGGCACGAACTCCCCGAACGAGTACATCGACGGCCATACCAGGGGGAACTACTGCGCGATCCTCCATGCCATGCTGGCGCTCCACGGCGAGAGCGGCTCGGGTTACAACTACACCTCGACGGCGAGCTCCCGCATAGCGACCGTCATCAACTTCTGGTACGGCGCGAGCGCCGGAGCGCCCGCGGCGATCGAGACGGAGCGCTACTGCATCGGAGACGGCGGGCAATTCAAGGGGATCCACTACTCGGCCATCGCGGCCTGGCATGCGTTCTGGTTCCTGCGTGCCGTGAGCTCTGGATTCGTGCGGAACTCCGAGACGCCGAATAGCCTCCTGCAGCTCGGCGATGAGTACGAGCCGTGGACGGATGAGACGTGGATCCAGAAGTACGGCGAATGGTGGCTCCGCGCCGAGATGCGCGGCGACGGAAACTTTCTCAAGATCGGCGACTCGGACCGGATCACATCCCCGTGGATCCACGAGAATCACCGCTGGGCAATCAACACGCTGATCAAGTACGGCGGCGCGTGGCGCGGACGGATGCGCTGGCTCTGGGAGGAGCTTTATAACTTCACGACCAGAGCCACCTCGGCTACTCCGCCTGGAGCCGGTCAGACAATCTCGACGCAGGTGCGGGTCTATGATTTCATGCAGTGGGATCCAGCCGATTCCGGGAACCCTGTCCAGACGCCGCAGTCCCAGAACACGCCGCTGAGCCGGCTCTTCGATCCGCCGGGCCAGCTATTCCACCAGAACAGCTTCGTCGAGAACGAGAAGTGCCTGCTACACATCCAGCACGACATCAGGTTCTTCGAGGGCCACACCGGGCACGCGCAGGGAGCGATGCAGATTTACGTCAAGGGCGACGGCGTCCTCATCAACTCCGGCCGCCTCGACAACGGCGACTCGTCTGCGCAATTCGGAGGCATCCATCACAAGCTCTGGTACCAGCAAGGGATAAGCCATAGCGGCTCGGTTCTCGTCGAGGATAGACCTGTCACCGGGTTCAACTCGCCGCACGTCACGAAGGTTGACGGCACGTACATCAAGATCGTCGATGGCCTCGGTGGCCCGCGCTACAAAGCTTACGACCCTGGCGGCGGCGATCCGATCGTGCGCGACCCCGGCGATATCGGCAAGGTACGCTTCGATGCCGGTGGCCTGGCCTGGCTGAAAACCGGGGACGTAAACGGCAATGGGCGCTTCAAGATCCAGCAGCAAGTGGTGGGCAAGTACCTCTTCGCCCACTGCGACGCACGGCGCGCATACCTCTCGCGGGCGGAGTATTACGACCTTGCGCCGAACCTGACTGTTATAGGCGGCGGAGGATTCGCGGCGGAGGGCAGCGGCGACCGATTCCAGACAACCACGGACGGGATCGGGACCGGGTGCGAGTTCAAGTACCTCATCATTGATGAAATTTGGCAGTGGCCGATCATCCTCCAGCTCGTGCGTATCAACACGCGCGACGCGCGCTACATAAAGCGCCAGGTCTGGCACTTCGGCACTGTGCCGAACTTCACGAATGCCCCGAGCGGCGGCCGGAGGATCTCAGCTAACGGTAAGAAGAACATCGGTAAGTGCGTGATTGATGTATATCAGCCTGGACTCTACACGATATCCACGGTCGGCACGAACACCGTCATCCAAGGCAGCGGATCTATCGTCTACTACCAGGACCAGTTCTCCTACACCCCTGGCACCTCAAACTGGAAACCGACCGACCTCTACAACCCGCGAGAGCAGGCGGACATAGGCGTCAGGCGCGTTGACGTGCGCGTCCTCCAGGATGTGAAGGAGCACACGTACTTAAACGTAATCTTCCCGTGCCTGATTGGGGAGACACCGCCCGTATACAACTACGTCGACACCCCCAGCTTCCTCGGGATCGACTTCAACGGCGCGCAGTACCTTATCCACAAGTCGCAGATCCGCGTACAGACGACGAGCGACACGACCGAGGACACCACAGCTCCGGGGGTCGTGGCGAACCCCACGGCGATCGGCGGGCCTGGGAGCGGCAAGGTTACGGTCGGCTGGAGCCCGAACCCGGACGCGGATGAAGTAGCCAAGTACAAGATTTTTTACCGTGAGAAGGTGTAACCCATGAGCGAAGAGATCAGGACCGAGTTTCGCGTCAGCCCCCACAGGACGGTCAACTCGAACGCCACTTTCGATCACATCACGCTCACGAATAATCTCGTTAACCCGTTCGGTGTACGTTTCCGGAACGGCGAGATCGCTGATCTCATCCTCTGGCTCCCGATCATCCCGCCAGAGATCCACGCGACGACGCCCAACGGGAAGATCCGCGTCCTCTGGACCACGAGCTCATCGGACGTGGTGAATGCCGTCAAGTTCTTCCTCGACGTGAAGGTCGTGGCGAGCGGCGGAACCGTTGACCCCGCGGCGTGGGACTTCTCCACGACGACGACGGACACGAGCGACGGCGCAGGGCTCCTCTCGTTGCGGACGATCGACCTAACGGCGCTGGCGCTGCCGGCCGGGAACTCGATCATCGCTCGGCTGCGTCGGGACTCCGGGGACGCGGCCGACCTCCTCGGATCGGACGTGCTGATCCTTGGCGCTCTTTTCGTAGCAGACAAAGCGTGATCCGCTTCCCGAGCTCAAAATTCGCGCAGTTCCCATCCGCAAGCTGGATGAACGGAGTGAGCGCGTTCTCTTTCTCGGCGTGGGTTCGATTCGAGACGGTCGACTCCGCGCAGGAGCAATATCTCTGGAGCCACCGCGGGGCGACGAACCAGGTTTCGATGCGGAAGGTCGTCACGTCGAACGTATTTCGCTGGAGCGTGACCTGTGGCGGTGTTGCCGTCTTTCGCTCCGGGCTCGTCCCTACGGCCGGGCAGCTCTATCACGTCGCCGGCCGCTGGGCGGCGGGGAGCTCCTTCGGGATGGAGATGTGGGTCGACGGCACCAGTCAGGGCACCACCGACACAACCGCGCAGGTGAGCGTGGATTACGACTCGGGCGACGCGACAACGCCGCTATGTGTCGCCGCGAGGACCCCAACACTCAACCTGGGGCGGGTCGACCTCGAGAACCTGATCATCTGGGGCAACTTCGAGATCAACCAGAACGAGGTGCGCTCGCTGCGCTATGCGGGCTGGCCCGTCATGTGTGGCATCTCGCGTCCGCTCGTCCAGTATCTTCTCGACGGCGGGAACCTAACGTACCTCCCGGACCTGAGCGGGAACGGCCGGCACATCACCGACGTATCTGGCTCGCCGTCGGGGCCCTCGGATCAGGGCACGCGCGGGAAGTACGAGGCGCAGGTCTTCCCCGGCGGGGTGCTCGGGCGGAACGTCCAGGGCGGCACCTCCGCGCCGCCGCCGAACCCGTTCACGTTCTACGGAGAGACAAACGCTCCAGACGTGGACCTCGAGGTGGCCGGGCTCACGGACGGGATCCCGTACGAGTTCTACGTGACTGCGATCGATGCCTCGCTCAACGAGTCGGCAGCGAGCGCGATCGTCGAGGCTACGCCGCAGGCCGGGATCGTGGCCACGGACCGGAAGGTTTTCCTTGGGCATTGACGCTTGCTCGAGCTAATCCTCTTCGTCCTCTTCGGGATTCTGCTCCTGCTCTTCGCCGATGCGCTGGTCAGTTGCGTCGCGAAGAGACGTCGGCGGCGGAGGTGGTAGGTCACGGGTACGGGTTCGGGTCGTAAGCCGTCTTCGGCTCTTCCTTGCTGGCGACGGGCTCCTTCATGGGCACGCTTGCTTGCGCGGAGTCCTGCAGCCCGCCGCCACCGCCGGTCGTGACGCCCTTCCCGAGGTTCTGCACGATGCCTGCTTCGCTGAACTGGATTGTGAGCGTGTCCATCCTCACGTCCGTACCTCCGGCGAAGGAGCCAACAATGGGGATGAAGCTCGCCCCTCGAACCTGGCTCTTCGTGTAGACGTAGACCCACTTTTCGAAGCGGCCATCGTCCGAGAAGTCCACGCTCGAGGGGCTCCCGAGTAGCTTCGAGATCTCCGCCTTCGTGGTCTTCCCCTTCTCGATCTTCGAGGTGACCTTCGGATCGGTGATGGCCTTGTTGCCGACCGCGGCGCAGCTCGAGAGGAGAAGCGCGAGGAAGAAGAGAGCACGCATGTTGGACCGCCTCCGTTGTGAATTTACTCTTGACATAGAACGGCCGGTCATTCTACGGTTCAAAGCCGGGGAACACTCAAAGCAAATCGTGGTTGGTGGCAGTTAGGCGAAGAAAAGGCGAAAGAGGAGGAAGGACCCTCTTCTGCTCGTTTCGGACCTGATAGGGCTCTACCTTTCCCAGCTTGAACACGAAGGCGCGGTTGTTTCTAAGGTCCGAAGTCAAGTCAAACACGTGCTTCGGCATCTCGGGTCACTCACCGTCGAGTCGGTCAGGGGCCACACGATCGAGGACTACCGCGCGGCCCGACTGAAGGAGAGAAGCGCGCGTGGAGGGCCTCCGTCGCAATCGACGGTGAACCGAGAGCTCGGCTACCTGCGTGCCGCGATGAACCGATGCCTGGACGCCGAGCGGATCGAGCGGGTCCCGCGCTTCAAGATGCGGAGCGAGGCCGAAGGGGTGCGTACGGACTGGTGCTGCGCCGAGACCCTGCGGCGCATCCTCGAGCACCTCGCGAAGCGCCATCAGCTTCTCGCGGACGTCGTTCTCTTCGCCTTCCTAACGGGCTGGAGGAAGACCGAGGTGCTCCACCTGACCTGGAAGGAGGTGAGACTTGAGGAGCGGGTCATCACGCTCGAGCCGCTGAGGAACAAGAGCCGCCGCGTCCGGAACTTCCCCATCAGCGGCAGGCTCGTCGCGTTGCTCTCGCGCAGGGAAGCCGCCAAGGTGCCCGGGTGCCCCTACGTCTTCCATCGCGCGGGCGAGCGGATGAGCGACTTCAGGAAGGCTTGGAGGACCGCGACGAAGACCGTGGGCATGCCTGATCTAAAGGTCCACGGGCTACGCCGAAGCTTTGCCACGTACCAGATGCTGGCCGGGATCCCCTCCGCGATCACCATGAGCCTGGCCGGGTGGGCCTCGGACTCGATCTACCGGCGCTACTCGATCGTCGATCAGGCCGCGCAGGTCGACGCTATCTCTCGCATGGAGCGCTACTTGGGAGAATCCGAGAAACCGGTTTGACTTCGTTGCAAGGTTGTGGCAAGATTCCTACCTGTTCCTGTTAGGAGGAAAGGTGGATAGAAGCGAGAGTTTCAGGTCTTCGAGGTGCCCTGAGTCCTTCAGGTGCTTGAGAACTCTAAAGGCCAGGGTTACCGTTGTAGGCGCTGTGGTTCCTCCGAAGTCCTTCGAGAACTCTCGAATCAAGTCCCAGGTCTCGTTTGGAAGCCGCATCGCGCTCGACTGGGACTTGGGTTTCTTCGCGGCCAAGGGCATTCCGTTCATTGGCTCCTATTGTGGAACACTTGCCACGGTTTCGCAAGGGTACAAAAAACTGGAGCGGGCGATGGGGGTCGAACCCACGACCTACGGCTTGGGAAGCCGTCGCTCTGCCACTGAGCTACGCCCGCTCCGACGTTCGGATTCCTTTCGTTCGGCTGGTTGGGAACCTACCGGACCGACATCCGACGAACCTGAGATTCAGGCCCAGGTTGGCATCCACCCCGTAAAGGGAACGCGGTCACTCCATCCGCCAGCCGCCTCCTCTCCTGGGCTCTTTACCTCGCTCACTTCTTTTCGGGGACCGGCGCGCTCTTCCTCTTTCCTCGTGGAGTCGCGCCGGTTCTTTTCATCCGAACGAAACGGTGGTGGACGACCTTCAACCACAACAACACGGCCGAGGTCCCCTGCCTGGAAAGCTCCGGGGACCTCGGCCGGAAAGGAAAGCTAATGACTGCTGAATCCAGTCAAAGCGCCGTGATCGTACCCGAGACCTCCCTCTACAGCAACCGCCTCCCGGACGCTCACGAGTGCGTCATGCGGCTCCTTGGCGAGCACTACCTCACGCGGGAGGCTCTCGTCTCGGCGCTCGCAGCCTACGAGCTCGAAGACATCGAGCGCTCCATCTACTGCGGCCTGATGGGCGGCGCGATCCGCTCGCTGTCGGACGGTCGGCTCTACAGGAGGCGGTCGTGAAGTCCATGCGCACGATCACGGACGAGATGGGGCGGCTCCTCGCGCGCGCCCCGATCAACGGCTGCTCCAAGCTCGCGTGGGAGGTCTCGACGGTGCTTGCCGAGTACGACCAGAAGAAGCGGGAGGTGGACGCGAAGGCCTCGCGGCAAGAAGAGCACGGGCTCGATGCCGCCGCACGCTTCGCCCAGACGAAGGCAAACATCGACCGCGCGCTCGGAAGGAGGAGCCGTGATTAAGCGTGACTGGCCGTTGTACGTGCTCGGAATTTCGATCGGCTGCGCGATCGGGCTCGCCGTCAGCTTCATGCTCGGGTGGCTCCCATGATGCCAACGTTCACCGTCGAGCTCGAAGGTGATCTGGTGATCCTCAGGAGTGCCACGAACCCGGAGGTCTTCACGACGATCTTCACGGACGTGGCGTCGACGAGGCGGCTAACGCAGTTCCTCGAGGCGTTCGCGGAAGTCCAGGAGATCGTTGATGCGGAGCCGAGCGAGGCCGAGATGGATGCGTACGCGGAGCAGGCGCGTGGGATAGAGGCGAGGAACGCCCAGCCGGAGGCCCCATGACCTGCCCGATCTGCGACGACCGTAAGGCGTGGCGAGGCGGCTCGTGCAAGCGCTGCCGCTTCTGGATGTGGCTCTGCTACGCCACGGGCGCGGCGTTCGTTCTCTGGCTCCTCTCGAACCTCACAGCGTGGGGGGCAGCATGAGCGCGCGCCTCTTCGATTGGATCGTTGTGACTCTCCTCGCGGCGTCTGTCGTCTTCTTCGTGGTCGTGTTCTTTGTTGCCGGGAAGGCAGATCGCTACGAGGCGGAGAGCGCCGCGGACAGAATGGAGCAACGGCCTTGAACGACCACGCCGTGCCACGCCACGTCGACCCCTGGCCGTGGATTCGAGACCCACAAGCGCCCCGCCCCCAGGCTTGCCCACCGAACTGCGGGGGCGGGGATTCTTTGGACGAGATCCTCGAAGGGTATCGCAAAGAGATAACAGCGAAGGAGCTGCGCCTTGAGCCTGATGAGGAGGACCTGGCGCCGTGACACACACATTCGAAGGCTGTGACG